CTAAATGTGGGCATGTAAATGCAGAATTTATGCCTAAAGATAAATAAAAATGACAATATTTGATTGGATGAAACAGGTAACCTATATAAGGGATCCTTGGCATACTTTTAGTGATGAAGACAAAGAAAGTTTTAATACCTATATGCTTCATAAAGTTATATCAATGCATGAACCTTATATTGAATTAGCTAACTATTTACAAAAGTTATGGTTATTAACGCCTGAGCAAATTTATAATATTTACTGTGGTTATTTACCTGAAAATAAAATATTTGCCAAGTACATTAAATCAAGTAAAGTTAAAGTAAATAATGATTTAGTTAATATACTAGCTAACCATTATCAAGTATCAACAAGGGAGATAAAATCTTATCTACACATATTAAGTGAAGATGAAATAAAAAATGTTTTAACTAGTAGAGGAATAAATGATGATGAAATACAAAAATTACTAAATGAAAAAAGTACCAAAACATCTAAAACCTCTACTAGAACATAAGGCCGAAGATATTAATTGGGAAACCGATAAAATTGTATCTTATTCTCAATTTTCAACTTGGAAACAATGCCCTCATAAGTGGAAACTCCAAAATGTAGATAAACTTAAAACCCCACCCAGTATTCATTTAATCTTTGGTACAGCAATACACACTGCTATACAACATTATTTAAAAGTAATGTATGAACAAAGTGGAACAGCTGCAGATAGAGAAGATATAGTTCAACTATTTGAAACTACTCTTAGAGAAGAATATAAAAAAGGTTTTGAACAAAATAAACAGAATCATTTTTCAAACGCTGAGGAAATGGCTGAATTTTTTGAAGATGGTAAAACTATACTAGAATACTTTAAAAAGAAAAAAGGTGGATATTTTTCAACTCGTAAAACACATCTTATAGGAATAGAATTTCCTTTATCATACGCACCTCATGAGAATTATCCTAATGTTAAATTTAAAGGATTTATTGATCTTATCTTCTACAATGAAAACACAGAAAAGTTATATATTTACGATATAAAAACTTCAACTCGTGGGTGGAAAGATCAAGATAAAAAAGATGAAACTAAAACATCTCAAATCTTACTTTATAAATCATACTTTAGTAAAATATTTAACTGGGATGTAGATAAGATAGATGTTGAATTTTTCATTGTAAAAAGAAAAATATGGGAAGATAGTGATTACCCCATTCCTCGAATCCAAGAATTCATTCCCCCATCAGGAACAAGAAAACGTTTGAATGCTACAGAAGCTTTTCGTACATTCATTGAAGATTGCTTCACCACAGAAGGTAAGCCTCAAGAAAAAGAATTTATAAAAAATATGAGTCCGTTATGTAAATGGTGTCAATTTAATGATGATTCTTCTTTATGTAATAAGATTAATTCTTTGTAAATTCACATATATTTATATCCAAATATATAATATTATGGCAAGTAAAAACGAAAAGTTAATCTTAACAAGTGTAAAAGTACACGAAGAGCTATTTGATGAATTCAAAGTAGCTAGTATTAAAAACAAATTTAATTTACAAAAACTTACAAATCGCGCAATGCATCTTTATTTAAACAATGATGATTTTCGCAAACAATTACACAATCACACTGAATTAGTGTTAAGTGGTAGTCTTTAACATCTTTTAAAATCTGTTATGAAAGAAAATTACATCCCACAGGGACAACGAAAAAAAATCCTGCTATTATCTGATGATATCCGAACAACATCTGGAATAGCAACTATGGCTAGAGAAATTGTATTAGGAACATGCCATCACTACAATTGGGTAAATTTAGGAGCCACAATTCAAAACCCCGATGAAGGTAAAAAATTAGACTTAAGTGGAGACTCTAATAATTTTGCTCAAATTAATGATGCAAATGTTATATTATACCCATCTTCCGGATATGGTACTATTGAAAGAATCAGAGACTTAATTCAACTAGAAAAACCAGACGCTATCATGTTATTTACCGATCCTCGTTATTGGGAATGGTTATGGATACATGAAAGAGAAATACGCTCGCAAATTCCTATTTTATATCTTAATATTTGGGATTCTTTACCCTACCCACTTTATAATAGAGGTTATTATGAATCATGTGATTTATTAATGGCTATTTCAAAACAAACCGAAAATATTAATAGATCGGTATTAGGTAAAGCAGCTAACGATAAAGTAATAGGATATGTTCCTCATGGAATTAATGAAAATGTATTTTTTCCTATTACTGAAGGAAATACAGGATGGAATGAACTTCAAGAATTTAAAAAGAATTTATTCGGAAATAAAGAGTACGAATTCGTATTAATGTTCAATTCCAGAAACATTAGACGCAAATCCTTCCCAGACACATTATTAGCTTGGAAATTATTTGTTGATAATCTTCCTGAAGATAAAAAAGATAAAGTAGCCTTTATAGCCCATACCCAACCAGTAGATGAAAACGGTACTGATATTCCTGCAGTAATTGAAATGATTTGGGGTAAAACTCCACCAAATATATTCATTACTGGATTAAATCGCTTTATTCCTGAACAAATGAATTTATTATATAATTGTGCTGACGCTGGTATATTAATATCTTCAAATGAGGGGTGGGGATTGTCTCTAACAGAAGCAATGATGTGTGGTAAACCTATTATTGCAAACGTAACGGGAGGTATGCAAGATCAAATGCGTTTTGAAGATGAAAATGGTGATTGGATTAAATTCACAGAAGAATTTGGATCAAATCATTTTGGAAAATACAAAAAATGTGGAGAGTGGGCATTCCCTGTATTCCCTAGCAATATGAGTTTAATTGGCTCAGTACCAACACCTTATATATTTGATGATAGAGCAGATTTTAGAGATGCTGCTACCCAAATTCGAGCAATTTATGATTTAGATTCTAAAGAACGCAAACGTTTAGGAGAATCAGCACGTAAATGGACCTTATCTGATGAAGCTATGATGACTTCAACCAATATGGGTAAAAATGTTATTAAATATATTGATCAAACATTTAATACTTGGGTACCAAGAAAATCCCATGACTTTATTAAAATAGAAGAATTATCTGCAAAACAAAATAAAACTGTAATTTCGTTATGAGTAAACCAATTTGTATAGTAAGCTGTCCTATCGACACATTTAGTGGATACGGAGCTAGATCACGTGATTTTGTAAAGTCACTTATTGCCTCTAAAGGTGAAGAATGGGATATTAAAATATTATCCCAAAGATGGGGACAAACTCCGTTTGGAGCATTAAATGAAGATATTCCTGAAGAAAAAGATTTAAAGGACAGAATAGTAGGAGCTTTAACTATGAATCTTCCCAAACAACCAGAAGTTTGGATTCAAATTACTGTACCAAATGAATTTCAACCAGTAGGAAAATTCAATATCGGGGTAACAGCAGGTATAGAAACCACAGTTTGTGATCCTAGCTGGATTGAAGGATGTAACAGAATGAACCTAATACTAACATCATCAGACCACTCACAAAAGGTATTCCAATCTGGTAGATTTGAACAAAAAAATCAAGCTGGGCAGACCATTGGGGTAATTGAATTAAAGGTCCCCGTTGAAGTTCTATTTGAAGGAGCTGATTTAAATAAATATTTTAAAACTACAGAAAAATTAGATTATGATGTGTGTAAAGATTTAGATACAATTCCTGAAAATTTCTGTTATTTGTTTGTAGGGCATTGGCTTCAAGGTGATTTTGGAGAAGATAGAAAAAATGTTGGATACACTATTAAAGCATTTTTAGAAGTATTTAAAAACAAGAAAAATAAACCTGCTCTAATATTAAAAATATCTCAAGGTGCTACTTCTATTTTAGATAGAGATAAGATTTTAAAAAGAATAGAGGATGTTAGAAAAACAGTATCTGGTAAAAATTTACCTAATATTTACGTAATACACGGTGATTTAAGCGACAGTGAAATAAATGCCATATATAATCATCCAAAAGTAAAGACAATGGTTAATCTTACAAAAGGTGAAGGATTTGGAAGACCTTTATTAGAATTTAGTGTTGTTGGAAAACCTATTATTGCTTCTGGTTGGAGTGGTCATCTTGATTTCTTACCTTTAGAATTCACAGGTTTAGTAGGAGGTACGTTAAATAATGTACACCCAAGTGCTCATGTTCCTAATGTAATATTAAGAGAAAGCCAATGGTTTAAACCGGATGACAACCAGGTAGGACATGCTTTTAATGATGTATTTGAAAAATATAAAAATTATCAAGAAAAAGCAAAACGTCTTGCCTTTAGAAATAAACAAAATTTTTCACTAGATAAAATGACAGAAAAACTAGGAGATATATTAAAACAATACACCCCAGAATTTCCTAAACAGGTTGAACTTAAATTACCAAAACTGACAAAAATAAAATAAAATGGAAGATAACTTAGTAAAATGTCCCCACTGCAACGCTGAAATGTGCTATGAATACCATAACCCTCAGTATATTCAATGGATGTGTTTTAATTGTGGGTATGGAAGTACTTCACATATGGTTAAAGATAGTGACTTTGTAAAATCATCTAGAGATGTGTTACCTGAATTAATTAAAGATTTAGAATTTATAGATGAAAATGATTTTGTTTGGTATCCTAGCACAATTAACGTACCTGAAAAAGGAATATTATTTCCTAATGGAACTAGCAAAGATACCTGGGGGTGGTCGGTAGCACCACTGACACCTATTAAAGCTAAGGAAAAAGCTAAATTCCCTAAAAATCAAACCCATAAAGTTGATTTAGCCGGTATGGAACATTTTCCAAAAGAATCATATGCTTTAGCAGTTACAAGATTAAATGCATTGTAAATAATGAAAATAAGTTATGCAATAACAGTTTGTAATGAATTGGAGGAAGTGAAAAGACTAGTCAACTTCCTCCTTTCAAACAAACGAAAGGAAGACGAGATAGTAATTCTATACGATACAGGCGGCAGTATAGAAGTCTACGATTACGTAGATAGTCTAGATGAGATAGCAAATGTATTTGTAGTAAAAGATAAATTTGAAGGACACTTCGCTGATTGGAAAAACCTACTAACATCACACTGCAATGGAGATTACATTTTTCAAATAGATGCAGATGAAGTCCCATGTACACCTCTTATAGAATCATTACCATACATTTTAGAAGTTAATCAGGAACTAGATGTATTACTGGTACCCAGAGTTAATACTGTAGAAGGACTCACTCAGGAGCATATTCATAAATGGGGGTGGAATATAAATTCAGAAGGATGGGTAAATTGGCCTGACTTTCAATGGAGGGTTTATAGAAATTGTCCTGAGGTGAAGTGGGTAAATAGAGTTCATGAAAGATTAGAAGGGTTTAAAGCATATACAACTCTACCTATGGAAGAGGATTATTCTCTATATCATCCAAAGACAATAGAAAGACAAGAAAGACAAAATAATTACTACAATACACTATGAAAGCATTAATACCATGTGCCGGTTTTGGTACTAGAATGAGAATGGCCCCACATCAAGCTAAGGAATTACTTCCTGATGAAACTGGAGCTCCAACAATTGAATGGTCTTTAAATATATGTAAAGAAAACAATATAGACCCTATTATTATTACTCGTCCTGAAAAAGAAGAATTTAATAAATATCTAGATAAAAATAATATCACTTATGTATTTGATGATGGAAATTCAGTAGGAGAATCATTATTAAAAACTCAACCTTATTGGGATGCTACTAATATAGTAATATTACCTGATACTCGTTTTGATTATCATAAAAATTTCTTTTTAGATACTGATAAATGTATGAAAGCAGGTAATGATTATGTATTTGGATTATTTGAAGTATCAGATCACCATAATTGGGGTATTATTTGTAATAATGTGTTTTTTGAAAAACCTAAACATAAATTTACAGAATATGATTATTCATATGCCTGGGGAACAATAGCGTTTAGAAAATCAAAAGGGGAAGCATTACTAAACAGTTATAATTTAGTATCAAAGCCTTTTGAGTTAAAAAATGCAGGATATTTGTTTATTGATAATTTTAGAGATATAAGTAGAAAATACGTGTAGATATGGCAAATGGAATATATAAAATAACAGAAGACTTTGAAAAAGCATTAGCTGACTATACCGGAGCTAAATATGTTGTTACTTTAGATAATATGAGTAATGCATTATTTTTAGCATTATATTATGAACATCATATAAAAAAAAGCATAACATCTTCCACAATAAAAATTCCTAATAGAACATACCCCTCAGTACCGTGTGAAATTATTCATGCTGGTTTAAAGGTAGAATTTGAGAGTGTTAATGGAAAAACTATAAAAGGAGCCTATAATTTAAAGGGAAGTAACGTTTGGGACTCTGCTTTATCTTTTACAGCAGATATGTACAAACCAAATACACATATTTGTGTTTCATTTACTGGCCCTTATAAACATTTTAAATTATCAAAAGGAGGAGCAATATTAACAGATGATTATGATGCTTATCTTTGGTTTAAAAGAGCAAGGTATAGCGGAAGACGTGAATGTTCATACCATGATGATAATCTAGATATGCTAGGGTGGAATTTTTACATGATGCCCGAACTAGCAGCTCGAGGAATATTATTAATGAACCAATTTTATAATATAGACGGAAGTAAAAAACATAACCCCGACCTAGAATTACCATACCCAGATTTATCAAAGTTTGAAATCTATACTAAATGAAAAGGGCATTAATAGGTTATGGAGGCCATGCTCGAGAAGCAATGGCTCAAATGGAAGAAAACATTCCCTGTTTTGTAGATGACCAGTATATAATAAAAGATACTTTTCCCTTATCTTCTTTTGACCCTACAGAATATGAAGTATTAGTAGCAGTTGGATCTCCCAAAGATAGATATGATATTGTACAAAGACTTCCTAAAGAAACTAAATATTTTACTTTCATACATCCTACAGCACTTATAATGAGTGATGTTAAAATAGGAGAGGGTAGTTTTATAGGAGCTTACTCAATATTAACTACTAATATTAAAATAGGAAAACATGCTTTATTAAATAGAGGAAATCAAATTGGACATGACACTACAATAGGAGACTACTTCAGCGCTATGCCTGGAGCAATAGTATCAGGGAATGTAACAATATGTGATTTAGTGTATATGGGTACTAATTCATCAATAAAAGAAAAAATATCAATCCATAGTTTATCTATAATCGGATCTAATGCTGCTGTAGTAAAACATATTGAAGAACCTGGTACACATGTTGGTGTGCCTACTAAAAAAATAATATGATACATGTAATATACAGACACACAAGTAATGCTAGTGGTTTAGGAAAAAATAGACCACATTGGTTCTCCTATGATAAAAGTTTAAATAACATATTATCAACAATTGAAGGAATAGACTTTGTTAAATTCCATTTAGTATATGATGGTGAATACAAAGGAAATGATCCTCGAATACATTATATAGAAAATTTTCAAGGCGGGTCAGATTGGGTATCATATGTTTATGCTTGGAATTATGCTAAAAAATTAATTTTAGAAGATAATGATTTAATTTACTTTGTAGAAAATGATTATGCTTTTATTCCTAGCTGGCCTTACAAAATCCAAGAACTCTTTAATACCTATGATGAATTAGATTATGTTACTCCATATGACCACCCTGACTTCTATAATCCTAACAACTACCCAGGGTTAATGGCTTATATGTTTACAACAAAGACTCATCATTGGAAAACGGTTCCAAGTTCAACAGGTAGTATAATTGTAACTAAAAGAATATTAAATGAAGATTTTGATGTTCATACTACAACACCGAGTGATAGAGGAAGATTTGAATTTTTACAAGCTAGTAAAGGGAGAAATGTATTAGCACCTATACCAAGTTTAACAACTCATTGTGAAGTTGAATGGTTAGCTCCTACCATTGATTGGGAAACAATTTATAAAAACTATTAATATGAAAACACTAGTAGCAATACTTCAATACAACACATTTGAACTAACAGATAGTTTATATGAAACTTTAAAACCACATGAACAAGATATTTATGATCTTATAGTAGTTGATAATGGTTCTCATACAGACAAAATTAGTAAGTACACAACTCATGCATTAAATGAAAATGTTTTTTATGGTGGTGGTGTAAGTGTTATTTTAGATTTATTTTTAGAATCTCCGCAATATGATTCCGTTATTATTTTAAATAATGATTTACATCTACATGGTTTTAATTATATTAAAACTTTAAGAGAAGAAATGATAAAAGGAGATTTTAAATTGATATCTCCTTGTGTCTTAGAACCTCATACAGGAGAACAGTCATGTTGGAAATCTATGAGACCTTGGCATACCGGGACTACTAGAGAAGTACCTTATATTGACTATCAAGCTCCTATGTTTAGTAGAGAATTAGCAGAAAAAATACATCCGATTCCTCAAGAATTATTTTATGGTTGGGGAATAGATATTCTTTCTAGTATAATATGTGAAGAAAATAATTGGAAAATAGGAGTATGTGATAAAACACCTACTATACATTTAGTAAGCCAGACATTAAAGTTAAACCCTAATGAATTATCTAATGTTAATAATTTAGCTGAGAGGAATATGTTTTCTTATTTTGAAACCTCAGGGAAATTTAGTAAATTTCTAGAAATAAGAAATAAAGCTTTTAATTATGAAATATAATTTTTTATGTACTTTACATATAATGTGGTACGAGAGTCAAATGATTAATGAAACTCTTGATTCTCTCCAACAAGCTACATTAAATATTAATACTCCTATACAATTAATTATTTGTTTAAATTCACAAACATATATGGAACAACCTGATGAAGGTTTTATTCCTGAACAAATGTTTAATGTATTTTTAGATCACCCTATATTAAAAAATGCTATTATAATTAAAAAAACAGACAACGATCCTTTTTATAATATTGGAGACTGGGCTAGAGAAATTTATGGGGGTGAATATAAAGCAAACTATACAATATGGTTAGAAAGTGATTGTTTAGTGCCTGAAGATTATTTCTTCCTATTAGAAAATATTGAAATTGATCACCCACATACCATATCATTAGCAAATAGAAAAATGTGGGACAGTACTTGGGATGAAATAGAACATCCAACTATACAACAAATCCCCCGAACTGGCCCTCCAGAAGAACCTCAAAGAAATACCCCAGAACCTTTAGGTGTAGGTCATTATATAAATCAAAAAGATTTAAACGAATTTAATAGTAAATTTGAACCTAAATTAATTAAATTATCTCAACCTAAGGTAGATGGTGCTATGACTGCTGTTTCAAACAATTTTCCTTATCCTTTTATAGCAGAAGGTGTTCATTTAGGAGGTCATGATTATTATATGGAAATGTTTATGAAAAAACATAATATTCCTCAATACCATATATCTACTAGGTTAAAAGGACATAATTGTACTCATCCTAAAAAACGATTAGGAACAAGTACACCAAGAGGAGGAGAATTATATAAAAAGTGTGAAAAACAATGTAATGAACTAATTTATAAATTAATGTACGAAAATTAAATATGAATAAAAATTCTAAAATATTAATAACTGGTTCAACAGGAATGGTAGGATCCGCTGTTGTTAGAATGCTAAAAGAATTAGGTTATAATAATCTTCTTACCCCTCCTAGAAAAGAAATGGATTTAACTAACCCACAAGAAGTCAAATCATATTTTAGTTTTCACAAACCTGAGTATGTTTTTCTTATAGCTGCTAAAGTAGGAGGAATTCATGCCAACATGACTTATCGAGCAGATTTTATCTTTGATAACCTAATGATGCAGAGTAACACAATAAATGCTAGTAAAGAGAATAATGTTAAAAAAATATTATTTGTTAGTAGTGGGTGCGTTTATCCAAAATGGGCAGATAATCCAATTGTTGAAGATGCTATGCTAACGGGAAAATTAGAACCTTCTAATGAACATTATTCTATAGCTAAAATAGCAGGAATCAAAATGTGTGAAGCTTATCACATGCAGTATGGGCTAGATTATGCTGTTGTTATTCCTAATAACATTTATGGTCCTGGAGATAATTATCATCCTGAAAATTCTCATGTGATGGCTTCTTTGATTAAAAAATTTCATGAAGCTATTCAAAATGGAACAGATGTTGAGATATGGGGAAGCGGAAAACAAATGAGAGAATTTGTATATGTTAATGATGTTGCAAAAGCATGTGTTTCTCTAATGGATAGTTCGTATATTGGTTCTTATAATTGTAGTAGTGAATATGAAATTACTATAAAAGATTTAGCCGAATTAATAGCGGAAATTTTAGAATTTAAAGGTAATATTGTATATAATACTGACAAACCTGAAGGACATCCACGAAAAGGATTTTCTTGTGATAAATTAAAAGAAACAGGGTGGGTAGCCTCAACTTCATTAAAAGAAGGTATTCAATTAGCCTATGAATGGTATAAACAAACTTTAACTTAATAATATGATAACATACACATTATCTACATTTAACACATTAAACTATCTAAAACTAGCAATACACTCAGCAAGAGAAAATGGGTATTACAAAGATGCACCTTTTATAATTCATGCTGAAAATTGCACTGATGGTACTGATGAATGGTTAGAAGAAAATAAAGAACGATATAATTTAGAAATTTATATTGAAAAAAACGAAACACCTAGAGGAATAGGTGGAGGAATGAATTTCTGCGCTAGCAAAGTTAAAACCAAATACATAGGATTTCTATCCTCAGACTTCTACATGTCACACCATTGGGATAAAGAATTAGTAGAATTATGTGAAAATAATCCTCAAGATAAACTATGGACATTCTGTTACAGAGTAGAACCAGATATATTTAATGATCCATATAGTCGACCAGGAGTTGTTAAAGTATCAGAAGATACCTTTGGAGAATATTACCATAATTTTAAAGCCGATTTGTTTGAGGGATGGGCTAATGAATTTAGCCAGCTAAACAATATACAATACGATTTACCTCAGGGAGTAAGTGGTGTGATTAAAAAAGAAGATTGGGATTATATAGGAGGTAATGATGATAGATTTGCTCCAATGTATTGGGAAGATGCAGATATATTCATTAGAATGTTAAATGAAGGGTATAAATTTATTACTACAAGTAAATCTGTATTATTCCATTTTGCCTCAAGGACAAGTAGATTTCCCGATGATAATCTAAAACAAAGACCAGCTCATTTAGCCGAATATGAGCAAAGAAGTTTAAATAGATTCATACAAAAATATGGTAGATTACCACAACACGGTCCTTTAGGAGAGTATTATCCTATGCCTACTATAGATGGTTCACCGAATAGAATAAATCAAAATATATAATATGAGCAAAGTTGCGTTAATAACAGGAATAACTGGAATGGATGGAAGTCATTTAGCTGACTTTTTATTAGAAAAAGGATATACCGTTTACGGTTTAGAAAGACGAAGTTCAGGAGAAAATAGAGTAAATATTGCTCATATTGAAAATAAAATCAAATTTATTAAAGGAGATTTAACTGATCAAAACTCATTACTTCGAGCTCTTAAAGAGTGTAACCCTAACGAAGTATATAACTTAGCTGCTCAATCATTCGTTGGAGAAAGTTGGAACACTCCTGAACATACTTCTGAAGTAACAGGTTTGGGAGTATTAAGAATGTTAGAGGCCATTCGTGAATATGGTCATGATAAAATTAAATTCTATCAAGCATCATCCTCAGAAATGTTTGGACGTATGGTGGAAAACCCATCTAAAGAAACAACTCCTTTTTATCCTCGTTCACCTTATGGCGTTGCTAAACTATATGGGCATTGGATAACCAAAAACTATAGAGAATCCTATGACATGTTTGCCTGCTCAGGAATACTTTTTAACCATGAATCAGAAAGACGTGGTTTTGAATTTGTTACTCGAAAAATCACAAATGGTATAGCTAAAATACATTTAGGTTTGACAGATCATATTTCTTTAGGTAATCTAGATGCAAAACGTGATTGGGGGTATGCTCCTGATTATGTAGAAGCTATGTGGTTAATGCTACAACAAGATACTCCTGATGATTATGTTATAGCAACGGGGGATACTTGGTCTATTAAAGATTTCCTAGATGAAGCATTTTTGGCCATCGGAATATCAGATTGGGAACCATATGTTAAAATAGATCCTAAATTTATTCGCCCTGCTGAGGTTGATATTCTTAGAGGAGATTGTGCTAAAGCAAAACAAAATTTAGGGTGGACACCTAAAACTAGTTTTAAAGAAATGGTACATTTGATGGTACAAAATGACATAAAATTATTAAGTAAATGATATCACTAATAATACCTGCTACAACATCTAATTCTAGCTATACAAATAATATAATTCGTAATATTAGAGATTTATACCCTAATGAAAACGAAGTTGAAATTATTGTAGAAGTTAATGATGAAGTAACTCTAGGAATAAACTATAATAATGCTGTTGCTCGTGCTAAAGGCGAAAAAATAATATTATTACATAATGATATGGTTTTATCTAAAGGTTTTATAGAAACC